GTGGGATCGTAAGGACAAGAGGTGCTTTGCCTACACGGACAGTAGTTTATTTACGGTTATGAATGACAATGCGTTAGTTGAAGATAGGTCGCGCTACGTCGTGGGATGTACAGAACCAGGTGTTACGGTCACCCAGGGGTGTGTCGATTTTAGTGGTGGTGATAAAGTGAGAGGTTATTTGACACCTCACACCGGTATGGGTGATGTTACCAACGGTATGACCCTCGAAGATTGTCAAAAATACCTTCGCGATCAAGGGTACGATTCAGGCTTCTATGTCTCAGATAGAAGCTGGGGTCCCCATTGTTATTACTACAACAATACAGAAGATTTGAGAGGCTATACAGGTAACAATAATGACGTGGGCGCCATAACAATGTGTTCAGACCCCTCAAAGAAGGTCATCAACGCATGTCAATAATCTAATTTTGTTTGTATATAATAGTAGATGTACGCGTTCATAATCCTCCTCCTTGTCGTCGTACTCCTCTACGCCCGGCGTTGTACAGAAAATTATAACCCAGGCGAAGATGTCGTTAGCGGTGAACCAAAACTTGATGGCACATTTGCATACTATCCAGGCACGTATGGATTTTCTGTAAAACCAGGGGGTGCATCATCAGCTAAATTGTGTTATGGCTGGGCCAAACGAAACGGTCTAAATCATTGGGGGTGGCGCAAAAATGATAAATCCTGTTTCAACTATGCAGATCCGTCCGTTCTCACACTCATGCGATACAGAGATAGTAGACAAAACGAGACGAATGTTAAAATAGGGTGTACGAAACCGGGTGTCAGTGTCGTCAATGGGTGTATGGATTGGAGTAATAGAGACTTTGTGTGGGGCAAATTAGATGACGATAGATTAAAATTATTTGACCCAGAGATTGCTGGTTCGTACCTACGCGTCGGAACAATGGACGAGTGTCGAAAAGCTGCATCAAAGAAAGAGTACGACGCGTTCGTGTATGCAACTAATCGTCATCCAGATCAACCCGCGACGTGCTACGGAGTTTACAAAAATTCCTTGGACCTGTATGACTTTCTCGGTGGAAAAATCGGCTCTGACCTCATTGATGATTATAGATACATCACAGCGTGTACTGATCCAACGAAAAAGGTTGTGACAGGGTGTAAATAAAATATGATTTAGGTGTTCGCGAGACCGCGTCGCTTGAGATTAGCCCTAAGATCGGCCATGAGAGCGGCGCGTGCGTTCTTTGGTGGTGGTGGTGGAGGAGGAGGTGGCGCAACTCGCCTCGGTGACACACGAACTGGTTGCCGAACAACGCGGGGTGCCCTTGGTTGCGTGGGTTCGGCCTCCTTGAGAACCATTTTACAAACCTTGATGAACTTTTTGGCACTCTTGGCTTGGTTTTCGAGACTGGTCTTCTTTGGCAACTTTGCCATGAGCTCCTTCTTTGAGAGTTTGACCCGTTTGCCCTTGACATCTTTGGTCACCCTGAAGCCAAGGTTCTTGACCTTTTCTTTGAGTTTTTCGTACTCCATTTAATATAGGTGGGGAAATTAATAGTAGCGGACACCTGCCCTTGAGGCGGCGTCATCAATTTCATCAACCATTTCCCAAGCCCAGAGACACTCTTGAGCGTCTTGATGTTCGCAAATTGAATGCGCAAGATCAAGAGCTTCGTGTAGAATCATCTTGAGACGCATCTGTCTCGTAGTGATTTGTTTTTGTTCCCTCAATGAGGGTGCTTCATACATATGCTGAAGAGCGACGCGTGTAATTTCCGCCTTCTTCATTTCATAGTGGATTTCTTCACTTCGGGAAGCTGCGGCGATGTTGTATCTGCGGTGTGTAGGGTTGGACGGTGGTGGAGACCAGTACCCAAACCTCTTGAGTGTCCTCACCATTAAATATCTATCGGAAGATATTTTTAAGACCATTTAAGTCTTTCCACAAATCTTCTGAATAAGTAGGGAGTAAGTTCACTTAAGGATCCAAATGGTACATACCGATAATCTGGAAAGTCCTCACCCATACCCAAAAGTTGGGCAATTTTGTATCTCTTGTGTGGACATGTTCGTGCGTGTTTAATATCTTCTGAATTGTGTGTCGCCAAGAGAGTATGTACATTGTCACCCGCACCTAGGGACATATTGAGACCATCTCTAAATGATTTGTCTACGGCTGCTTTGTTGGAGAGGAGACCAACCTGCCTTCCCAAATACGCACCGCGCACCAATTTGACACCAAGTTGTATTCCATTCTTTTCCGCGGCGCGAAGATCCAATTCAAGTTCTTTGAGTGCGGTAATCCGATACATCTGATATGTTTTGAAAACATGGGGTTGATACTTATTGAATTCTAACATCATGTCATATGTTTCTTTGGGATACAATACATCTTCGGCGTCAATACAAATCTGACAACTATTATTGATTCCGTGTTGGATGAGTTTTTTCATGTGAGCCACTGCCAAATGTGGTGAGCTTCTCGAACCAAATGATGTCATTTTTAGGGCAAACATTGAACCTGGCACAGTTGTCATCATTTTCATATTAACTTCGCTGACATGTTGTGCGTCCAAGGGATCACAATTCTCCCTGGCGTAGTCTAAAATAACTTTGGATCCCGATCTGTACACATCCCTAATAACTTTTGGTAATTCATGGTTTAGAGCGGCATAGCGGAGCATATCTTAAAGATGTGCCACATTTTTAAATGAATGGAAACGAGGGCACTCATAACACAGGTACTTCTCCCTCGCATTAGACAACTTGAGGAGGAGTTAGCCACTCTCCGAAAGCACACATGGCCATATGTTCAGGCTCAAAAAGAAAGTCACCAACTTGATGACATAGAAGCAAAGAGAGACTTTTTTAAAAACCTAGACGATGATACGGTATTGGAGCTCTTGAGACTCAAGGCAAGACACTCAAGAAATCCGGGTTTTAGGGGAAGAGAATTTGATTTATTGCGTTAAAAAAAGTCATCTGTTCTGTACAAATTAACCGCGTATGAACCAGTTTTACCAGTCACTGAAACTGTTTCATTCCCATAGAGTTCCTCGCATCCAATGTCTTCCATACAATCGCGCGCGTTATGGGTAATTGGCACGGAGTAGAGGTTTTCACCCCCAGTTGTTGTGTAGTAGTGGTAGCGATCGCGACGTCCCCGCACCTCCTTGCCATAGAGTGGGAGGGTCTCTCCATTGCCTGTAATAATACCCATTTGTTGCATGAAGCCTGGTTTGTACTGCTTAATTGGTGCATTTCTGAATTCTGGTTCACGCTGTGGGCGGCGCTGCTCGACCTCGATGCGTGGCATCACTGGCACTTCCACTGGAACTTCAACCACTTTGGGGTTGAACCACATGTAACCCAAAACAAGAGCAAGTACAATAATGGCTGACATCAGGATTTGATTTTTGGCCTTGTTCTTAATCTTCATTTATTATAGTTAAGGAATATTATTTACATAAAGACATGAAGGTACTCGCCATAGATATTGGTTACCATAATATGGGTCTCGTTCTTGCCGAGTGTGGGAAGGCTCCAGATCTTGATGTAGAGTTCTTTAAGAAAGTAAGTTTGGAAGACTACAAATACATCTATTCAAATGACATTGTTGACCTAGTTCCTTTATTTGTAGACGCACACAGGTACATATTTGATTCGGCTGATAAAATCCTTATAGAGAGACAACCACCTGGTGGGTTAACAAATATCGAGGTACTTTTACATTACATGTTCAAAGATAAAGTTGTTTTGGTTTCACCTGTGAGCATGCATACACATTTTGGTATGAGGCATCTCTCCTATGAAGAGCGTAAAGAGAGAACGGTATCTATCGCGAGCAAATATATTCATGAGGAAATACCATATGAAAGGAAACATGATATAGCAGACGCACTTTGTATGATTGTCTATTACAATTTTAGAGTATCTGTCCACATCTTTGATAAGTTTAGGTTTGAACCTTCTCGGCTCTAAGAATTTCTAGGGCGTTCGCAACGAACTCTAATGCGTTATCATTTCGGACTCGTGCGTATTCTCTAATTTTTTCAATGTTGTACTCAAAGGTTTTCTTCTTTTCTTCGACCGTCTTGAGTCTTTCAATTTCGGAATCAATTTTAGCCGTAACAGTCTCAATAGCTTCATCCATCTTTAGCGTTTCCTCTTCGTACCAATCTAACGAACGTTTGAGAAGATCCCTCTTCACTGGTGATCTTGTTCGCTCCAACTGCTTTTCAATCCTCTCAATTTTGTCATCAATTATTTGAAGATTACTGATGTACTTTTCATGATGAAACTCCTTCGCTTGCTCCAATGCTACAATTTGTTCTTTGATGTCCATTTTGTTTTGTGATATCATCGCCCCAAAACTTTATACCAAGCATGCGTTCGTGATAGTCTATGATCATTTTCAAAGTTTTTGATCGTAGACCACCAGTGATTTTATCTTTGATTTCTGTACCCTTGTAGAAGTTGTACTCTTTCCGAAGACGGACAAGTTCATCTTCGCGCCAGTTGGTCATCTTTACTTTGAAACTTTCCTAGACATGATTGCTCTTAGGTCACCAATGAACATATCAAAGCGTCCGAGTCGATACTGGACAAGAGCCCACAGAAAGAAAAATATAGTTTTTGTGAGATTATTTACTTCATTATCTTCCATTTTATATATTGGGCTCACAACACGATGCATGAAAGTCTCTTCTTTCTGCTGTCCCGTCACATACATTTCCGCCTGCGTTAAAGCACATGTGTCATCATTGACCGACCAATGATAAAATAAAAATGGAATAAGTATGGAGTAAAACTCAAGGTTACGGTGGTTATTTGTAAAAGGAACCACAAAAATACCTATGAGAAATACAAGATGAATCCAAAATATTATATTCATCTATTATAAAATGAACCAAGAAAATTATGACGATCAAATGATCAAGCAGAAAGAACTTGAGCATCGTCGGGATAGTTGGAACGAACAACATGAATCCATACTGCGTCAATGGGGTGAAGCATCTGGCTGCTACCGTTACATGCATCACAGGGCATTTATCATGTACAAGGGTTTGAGTATGCGTTTTACTCTCCCTGTTATTGTGCTTTCAACAATTACGGGTACAGCGAACTTTGCCCAAGAACAGTTTCCAGAAAATCTCCGTGGCATGGTGCCATCTGTGATCGGTGGTCTCAACCTTATTGCCGGTCTTATTGCAACAATCATGCAATTCTTGAAGATCAACGAGTTGATGGAGAATCACAAAGCGGCGGCACTTTCATTTGGTCTCTTGTCAAGAAATATTAGGTTAGAATTGGGTCTCGCACGCGAAGAGCGTAGCACTGATGGTTTAGAGTATGTTACCAGGTGTAAGAATGAATACGATCGCTTGATTGAACAATCGCCATCTGTACCGGCGAGTATCCTCACGGAGTTTGAAAAGGTGTATCCACTTGATAACGTGTTCACAAAGCCAGAAATCCTTGATGTTCGGGCAATCCCTAAGTTGAAGTTACCAGGTTTCACAAACCTTAGATCGGGTGGTTCAAGTGTCATCTCTGAAACAACAAAAGGTGGACCATTTTCAAGAATCGGAGATCTCATGAAGGGAAAAGAAGAATACGATGCAAAAACAAAGATTCTCGAGGAGATGAGTGAGGAAGAAGAGGAACTCAAATCGGTGGTCTCTGAAGAACCGACAGACGTCGAGCAAGGTACACCAACAGAATAAGCATGATCATATTAGTTAAACCCGCACACACAGCATATGGTAAAATTTTCTTTCTTAAAGGTTTTACGATACGTTCTTGTAGTGCGTCATTTTCAAGCACCAAATCTATGGCTTGATTAGTAAGATCATCAATGGATTCCTTCATTAAAATAGTCGAGCAAAAAAAAGAGCCCCCTGT